TAGTTTGTAGGAGGGCTTCCTGTTACATAGCTCAAGGTGGTGAGTCTACTGTTGCCTTTACTATTTTCGATTACACCAACTTCAGACAGTTCAGTAGAACCCACCCTAACGTTAAGAGCATCAATATATTCACCATTAGGAACAAGCCTTTCGTCTAAGGACTTGTTCATCCTACCCTTGATAAAGTTTCTTTGTAACTTAGCCATATTATTTTATCCACTTATCCTGCCCTCTAAGATTCATTAGAAGTCTACCTGGATGTATGTTACTTAATCGTATCTTAGCGTTTCTGAGCAAAGATGTCTTCTTCTTCATTGCCCTGCGAACAATGTACTCCTGTACGCCTAATTTTGCGTCTAAAATTGAGTAGGTTATGTAGGCATAGACAAACTCTTCAAACATCTTATTTACAGTAATAAGGGTGTTATCTCCGTTCTCCATACCATCAGATATATACTCAAGGATACACACTTCGTCAGACATGTTCGAATCAAAGTTTATAACTCCCTTTTTTCTGTCGATGCTGAACGTAGGATTGGCATTTGCAGTCTCCGTGTTTAGACCCATCCTCGCACCTACAGTATAATCAAAGTACCAATTGCCATCGCAGCAGTACCCCTCATATCCATCGAACATGCTGTTGTGATTTAAATATATGCTTTTTTTCGTACCTTTTATCCTTTCTAGGTCAATATTTGAGTACTCAGGCTTCAAAACATTCCCCAAGTGGTCGAACAAGATATTGCAATTGTTATCCTGCAAGTACGATGTAGCTGACATCGTCTGTATGTTCTCTGTCAGTGGCCTCAATATGCCATCTTTGAACATCGATACCCTCACCCAATTTACGAAGTCCGGAGGCAACACAAACCTTAGGCTATCGCATACATCAAGCTCTAAGACCTTTATCTCTTTGAATGCATCATAGTTCAGCTCCTGTATGGCTCTCTTCGCATGGAAAAGTATCTTGTACCTGTTCTCATTGTTTATCAAAGAGTTGTTGCCAGTGTACATTAGCATGTAATTGTTGACAATGTCTTTTAGCGATACATATTGATATGATCCCCAATTTGCATCCAACGGAGCTGCGCCATTGTTCTCGTAGTAGTTGTATTGTGATATATATGCCATTATTTCTCTTCTTGAGTGTTAAACTGCTCCTCAGCCTTAGCAAACTGTACCGCTTGAATCTCACGGATAGACATGCCTGCATGCTGCAATATTTTTATAACTAAATCTACTTGGTCTTCAATCGCAAGCTCAAAATCTTGATAGTCAGGTTGAGAGGCATCAAATACAGGCTCCCCATTTGTTAGTGTGACATATGTCCACTTGGGGTCCTTGGGATATCGTATGTATTGGGCTTGTACCTGTGTGGCTCCATTGATAGTATCCGGGAACACAGTGATACTGCTACCATTTTGAACGTATGCCGGAAACATCTCAGATGGAGCGGTAAGCAATGAGTTTGTTAGGTAGGTAGCCTTATCGTGGCTGACCCTCTCTGCTTCACCCAAAAAAGTGGCTCCATTAAAGCATAAAACCTTATTTATTAGGTAGTAATCGTCTCCTGTCGTTAACTGAGAGGGAAGGAAATAGCTATTTGCAGCATTTTGTGTTAATGTTTTAGTTTCTGATAATCCATCTATAACTTCTTCATAGCCCTTGCGGATGTCAGCATATCCTGTCCCTGAGGCTCTAGCGTTCTCTTTGTTTATTTGGTAGTTGTAGTCGTAGAAATAATCATCAAATATATCTAACTGCGCTTGCTTTGCATAAAGGTTGAAATCATCAGGAGTTATATATCCGTAGTTATTTTTGTTAAGTACAGATAAAACTGTCTTTCTTACTGAGTTTATCATAATTTCTTTTTATACAAATATAAACAAAAAAAGAGAGATATAGATATACCCCTCTTTTTGAAAAAAAGTGCAATAAAGATGGAGTTATACTTGTTTCTCTAAATACTCCAATACAGTAATGCCCTCATCCGTTTTCAAGAACGAGAACAAAACGTGAATGGCATCCTCGCCAAATGGAATATTTAAGAGCTTTTTCTTATTTCCTTTAGTATTGAACCAAATCTCTTCGCCCTTGTTTCTCGACATGCGCTTAGTTAATAGACCTTCGTCCAAGAACTGTTGACACATAGACTTCAAGGCCAAATCAGAATCATCAAAAATTTCCAAGAAATCTTCGGGATAGTTTCTAGCATATACGATGATATCTCTTCTCAGTTCAGCCGTAGACATCTTATTTATATCTCGGTTTAGTAATACCCTACCAATAGTTTCAAGCTGCTCTACGGGCATCTCCTTGGCCTTAGAGAGGGCATCTACCTGTAAGAATATATCATCAAGCTCCTCTTGAGCTTCTTTCTTGCCATCTACCTCCTCAAACTTTTTGCCGTTCATAGGATGGTATTCCAAAAATTGCTGTAGAACAGGATTTGTTCTAAGTACTCTTAGGAAGCCATCTTCAAAGATAACAGGCTCAACAATTGCATTTCCATCCTGCTCATCCTCAAAAGGACTGCGTTGATTTCTAGCGTATCGAAGCTGTCTATTTATTCCTTTCTCTTCATCAAAATACAACAAGGGTGACCTTGGAGTACTACGTGTAGGTATGATGTAAGATAAAGGGGCATTCTGACGTCTGAGGCGATATACTTTATCGACCAAAATTTTCTTTTCCATTATATTAGATTTTATTTAAAAAAAGGAGGCTCCGAAGCATGAACAACTAGAGCAAGGATAGAAGGAGCCTCCTTATAGATTATTGAATTAGTCTTCGAAAATTACGAAGTTATTTGCTCCCATTACGCATACAGCTCTTTCAGACAAGAAGTGTACTTCCATAGCGTCAAGGTCGCTAGTCATAGCACCACCTGCTGAACCTGTCATCCAAGTCTTGTAACGTCTGTCTTCAGACTGAGATGCACGATAACGTACGTGTAGGAATGGTCTCTTAGCATTCTTACCAAGGATTTGGTCGTATACAGTTGTTGTTCCCGCAGGTACTAACAAACCATTTACTACACCTGCACCGGCTGCTAGACCACCACGCATAGTTGGGTCGTTCAAATACTTCCAGTCAGTTTTGTAGAAGTCATAACCTCTACGGAACCCTGAGAAGCCAAGGTTTAGAGCCATCTGCTCATCGTTATCAAACAAGCCGTAAGAAGTACCACCTGCACCATAAGAGTTTTGAGCAGCTAACATGTCATCGATAGCGAAAGTCATGTCTCTGTTTACAAATAGAACGTTCTCCTCAATAGCTCCTTGGTTATCAAGTCTTGAGATGATAGTATCGAAGTCCTGTAGTGTAGATGGAATACCACCTGCCCATACGTTACCTCTAGTCTGTACAGCATCAAAAATACCCTCAGTACCTTGGAATCCTGCGGCAGCAGCACCCGAACCTGCACCGGCAGGAACAGCTTCAATCATTGCAGTCTCCAAGTAGTCATCGAAACGTAGACGAGTCTCATGCTCAGATTTCAAGTACCATAGGTAGCCTGTAGCTCCATTTTCGGTGCTTACTTCAATCCAACCAATTTGAGTCATGTCTGATCCTGTTACTTGGTATTTGTCTTTCAAGATGATAGGCTTGTTCTCAAAGATAGTAGAGTCACCCTCTAAAGAGCCATCCATACCTGCTGTTCCTTTTGCGAACTCAGAACCATAAACGAATACAGTAACGTCAGAGTTACCAACACCTGTACCGGCTGCAACAAGACCACCTGCTTCGTAGAAAGCAACATCAAAAGTATTGGCTCCTAAGTTTACGCCAGTTACAATCCCTTTGTTTACACCTGCACCTGAGTTGAAAGAGATAAGAACTGTCTGTCCTACTCTAACAGCAATCTGAGCAGCACCTAAAGAGCCTGCTGTAGAAGAGATATTCTTAGCAGCAACAACACCTACGGGGTATCCACCTGGAGCTGTAAGGTTATCGTTTACAGTGAATGTGGCCGTAGCATTACCGGCTCCACCAACTGGCAAACCTACTTGAGTGTAAGAAACGTGCAATCTACCTTGCTCTGCCCATTTAATAAGGTCAGACTCACAAGGCATCTCTGCACCTACCATACGTAAGAAAGAAGCTACTGAGCGGTTACCATATCTCTCAAACTCCTTTTCGTAAGTGTCAGGAAGATATTGGCTCAAGAAATCAAAATTAGTGATATAGTTTGTTGATAACGCAATTTGCGTTGCGGAGGGTTGCAATCCGAAAGTGGGGAGTGCATTAAATGTACCTGCCATTTTATTTTGTTTTTAAGTTTTTTTAATGTTATTTACGTTTACTTTTAATCTTCAAGCCACGAGATGATGTCGAACTCACAGCTTTTATCTTCATTCCTCCCTTGGACGTAACTTCCGGTGTTCTACGCTCACTCATATTGACATTTTTAGTTTTGCGCATCACATCTTCTGTAGCCTCAGCTTTGCCTTGCTCATAAAAGAATTTAGCAAACCTTTCAGGATTCATTGCAACTGCCAACGCACGATGGTATCCGGAGGGGTCTTTCAATAGACCACTGTCATCCAAGTACTTCATTACAAAGTTCATAGGATTCGAGTGTAGCTTCTTTAGCTCTTCGGCTGACCCTGGCTTGAAACTTACATTCTTGTCGTTTAGCTTAAACTCAAAACCTTTGAATTCACTATTGAACAACTCGTCTGTTTTTTCAGTAAACCATGTCTGCCGCCTCTCGGTCTCCTGCCGTTGCGTTTTTGCAGATTCTATATATTTACGATAAGCATCCAACTCTTCTTCCTGCTCTTGAGATAAACTTCCACTTGACTCAAGTGGCTGCTTGTAGTACTCCTTCTGCTTTTCGAAGTATTTTTTTGCTTTCGATAAAACTTTTTTCTTTGCTAACTTTTTCTTTTTGATATCAGATTCGTCATCAAGGTCTTCATCATACAGAAACTCTTCCATAATAGTATTGATGTCTTCACTGTCCAAATCCTCTTCTGTGGAATTGTAGTACTCTCTTAGCAAAGCGTTTTCTTCCATAGAGGTAAAGTCTCTGTTCAAACGAACGTAGTCTTCAAAACCTCTACCTGTTTCTTTTCTATATTTCAAATAAGCGGATACATCTTCAGGGATGTCCTCACTTTCTT